GCAGCTTGATGATTATGGTGTGGTTGAAATGATGATGGTTAACCGTTGTGTGGGGGTGACCAATGATTTGACTATTCAGTTGTGGTGGAGAGAATTGAAATGAAGCTTACAGACCCAGCTTCACTTCTGCCTCCTCTAAGTGTTGGGGGGAACCAGCCCGACACAGTTCAGATCAATCCAAGTGGTATTTCGCAGAATACTGATACTCATATAATCGGTATTACCGAAGATAAGCTACATCGTATTCTTGGCGACTATCAGCGGAGTGTTGTAAAGAGTCGAGACTGGGTGGCGCCCTTGGGGATATTCTTTTCGCTCGTTGTTGCTCTTTGTACTAGCATCTTCAATAATTTTATTTTGAGTCCTTATTACTGGAAGATAGTATTCATTAGTGCCGCGATCATGTCGGGGTGTGTAACCCTTTTTTCTATTGTTTCGAGGCTTCGAAATAACCCTTTGAGTGTGGAGAAATTAGTTGATGTGATTGCCGGTAGAAGAAAAAATTAAATCCTGCCGGCGGCTTCGCATGTCACTCAGGAGTGAACCCCATCATCTTGGAGACCATATCCGCCATGCTTTTGGTGTCTTTCGAGATCCAGCGGCCGTAGTGCTTGCGCACCATGGTAGTGTCGCTGTGGCCGAGTTGGCGGGCGACCCATTCAATAGGGACGTAGCTCGACAGTGCTTGGCTCGCGAACGTATGGCGTGCCTGGTTGGCACCTCGATGGCGAATGCCTGCTTTCTCAAGGTGGGCGGTAAACCAGTTGCTCACGGTCTTGCCGTTCCACAGCAGGCCGCTCGTGGAGCTGCGGAATAGGAAGCGGACCCGCTCATGCTTCTTTGTGATGTTGTCTCGCTGCACTACCGTAATGTGCGTGGGCTCGGCATCCTTCGCGTCAGTCACGATCATGGTCAGCAACTCCAAGGCCGGCGCGATCAGCTCCACCGTACGGATGCGCGAGCGTTCCTTCGGTACCTTGAATTCCCCTGCGACCAGTGCGCGTCGAATTGTCAGAGTGCCCGCCACCAGGTCGACGTCCTCTACTCCGGCCGCGATCAACTCGGACAGAGACAGCCCGGCCCAACAGTTGAAGACGATCATCCGGCTGTCTGTCATACGCTCAGGGTCGGCAGCGGCTATCCGCTCGATTTCGCTCCGGGTGAATGGGTCGGCGAATTCGCTGTCGCTGTCGGACTGGATGTTCTCGATTCGCTCCAGGGGGTTGAGTTTGATGATCTCATCGCTGAACGCGTCCCCCCACACCCCCCGTATAATCGTGAAGACGTCATTTACGGTTTTCGGTTTGAGGCCATTAGTGAGTAGCTCAGCTTGGAATAATTCAAGCTCGCTCTTGGGGACGCTTGCGATCGTTCTACCTGTGAATTTCCTCCTGACGTGTTCGGACTTGCTCTTGTAGTTGATAAAAGTACTGTGAGCCTTTTTGACCTTGGCAACTTCAAGCCACTGGGCTATCCCTTCGTCTACAGTCCTTTTGGCTGGCTCATTGGGAAGTTCTTGTCGAGCTTTGAGCCAAACCGAATCGGGGAAGTGTGCCGCATAGTCGAAACGGTTTTCCTTGATCTCCGCAAGTATCGTCCTGCGTTTGTTGTCCGCATAGGCAATGGCGGCCTTGTTGATCTTGGCAACTTTGCGTAGCGGCTCGCGGCGGCGTTCGCCTTCAAACATGAAGGCGATCCGCAGAAGGTTGCCATTGATGTCGACGCCTTTCGGCAAGGCGTCGACACTTGGTGGAAGCTTCACGCTCATGGGCGGCCGGCCATCCAGTTTTCGATTTCAACACGGTTGTGAACAATGACGTTGGCTGGATCAGTCCGCCATTGTTTCTCCTCCAGCCAGATTCCACGATCGCGATATTTGCGAACGGCTTCGGTGCTGAGTCCGAAAATCGGGAACAGAAGTTCTTTTCGTATCCAAGTAGACGGTGTTATCAGAAGTTGCACCGTTTCACTTTGGTTAGTAGCTTCATGGATTGGCTTAATCTGTGGCTTGGCCATATATATATTCTCCAACTTACCGAATAGGGCGCAGGCGCTTGACCTGCTGGAGTTTCTTTGCGGCCACATTGGCCATATAGGATTCCCACTCGACGTTCTTTCGCTATTGCCGGATCTTGCTGCAGCGGGAATGATTGCGAGTCGCTCAAGGGCGCGATCTTCCCGCACCACAAGGGCGGCATCGGGCAACTGAAAGTGCTGCGCAGTATCGGCGGCAGACTGCAGGCGTTGAAGCTGGTGACGGGCTATGGCGAGGTACTGGGCGACTGGTGCCTGGTGAGCGTGGAGGAGGAACAGAGCAACCTGCTGGCAGGCGGCATCCCACGAAAACAAGGCTTTACCCTGGAGTTTGTGAGCTATGGCAACGACCTGCAGAACGTCTGACGGGGATCTGCTGGATGTGATCTGCCAGCACTACTACGGCCACCTTAACGGCACCGTCGAGGCGGTGCTGGAGGCTAACCCGGATCTGGCCAGAGAGGCGCAGCCTTAGCGCGCCGGCCTGCTGATCCAGCTGCCCGACCTGTCGGCACCGGCGGTCGAGCTGCTGCAGCTGTTCGACTGATCCCATCGCGTTGCGCGTAACCAGCCCCGCCCTGTGCGGGTTTTTTGGTGCCTGGAGCAAGCATGAAACCCACGTATCGAATCATTGCGGATAGCAAGGACATCACGGCGCTGATCAATGACCGCCTGTTGCTGCTGCGCGTTTCGGACAAACCCGGCATGGAGTCGGACGAGTTCGAGCTGCGCATTGACGACCGCGACCAGGCTGTCGCGCTGCCTGCGCGCGGCGGCCGGGTGGAGGTGCTGTTGGGCTATGAGGGACAGCCCCTAAAACGCATGGGTGCTTACACGGTCGATGAGGTGCAACTGAGCGGGCCGCCGGACGAATTGTCCATTCGCGGCAAGGCCAGCGATATGCGCGGCAGCGGCAAGACCGTGCGCAGCGGCAGCTGGGAAAACGTGCCGCTGTCGCAGATCGTCAACGAGATTGCCAAGCGCAATGGCTGGGAGCCAGTGTGCCCGGTCACCACAAAGGTCGAGCGCGTCGATCAGCGCAACGAGTCGGATTTTAACTTTGTCACGCGCCTGGCCCGGCAGTACGACAGCACCGCCAAGGTGGCCGACGGCAAGCTGTTGGTGATGCCTCGGCAGGGCGGCAAGAGTACCTCGGGCAAATCCCTGCAGGTCATCACCATCAACAAGACGGACGTTTCCCGGTACCAGTTCCGCCTGGGTGACCGCAGTACGCAAAAGGCCGTGAAGACCCAACACCAAGACCCGAAGACCGGGGCCATGAAAGTGGTCGAGCTGGGCAACGACGAGTCGCCCGACGGTCTGCCCCCGGTGCATACCGACCGCCATATCTACCCCAACAAAACCGCCGCCGAGCAGGCCGCCAAAGCGCGGCTGGCTGCGTTCAACCGCAGCACCGCCGGCGTGCGTCTTGAAATGGCAGGGCGGCATGACCTGTTCGCCGAATGCACGATCAACGCCCAGGGCTTCAAGGTCGGCCTCGATGGCGAGTACCTGGTGGAAAGTGTTGAGCAGGTGTTTACGCAATCCGGGTGGAGCACGACGGTGGAGTGTAACGGCGGCAAGAAGGGCAAGGCCAAGGCCTCGGGCAAGAAAAAGAAAGTCGAAAAGCCGCTCAAGGTTGAGCAGCTCTAATCCCACGGCCGCTTACGGCCATCACTGGAGACACCCATGGCTATCTCGGTTCAACAACTGCAACATATCCTCCCCAACGCCGGCCGCAAAGCCGGCGTTTTTATTCCTGGCCTCAACGCGACAATGGGTAAGTACTCGATCATTACGCCCAAACGTATGGCGGCGTTCCTTGCCCAGGTCGGCCATGAGTCTGGCCAACTGCTGTACGTGCGTGAGCTCGGTAACGATGCCTACTTGGCCAAGTACGACACCGGCCGCTTGGCGCAGCGCCTCGGCAACACGCCGCAGGCGGATGGTGATGGTCAGCGGTACCGTGGTCGTGGGCTTATCCAGATCACCGGCCGCGACAACTACGAGGCCTGCAGCGAAGCGCTATTCGGCGACAGCCGCTTGCTCAACACCCCCGACCTGCTCGAGCAGCCCGTCTACGCCTCGCTGTCGGCCGGCTGGTTCTGGCAGCGGGCGGGGCTTAACACCCTGGCTGACAAGGTACTGCAGGCCGATGACTCGGTTTTCGAGTCGATCACCCGCCGCATCAATGGGGGCCTGAATGGGCTGAAAGATCGCCAGGCGCTCTACAAGCGAGCGCTTGAGGTGCTGCAGTAATGTCGCTGAATTGGCGTATCGCCTTGCTGGCCGCTGCGGTCGGGCTCTATGCCGGCGGCCGGGGCGTCTGGGTTTGGCAGGCCAGCGAGTACGGCAGGCAGCTTGCTGATCAGGCGGCTGATTACGTTCGGCAGTTGGCCGACAAGGATCGAGCCTACGGCCGCGAGCGTGAAGAGGCTGCAGCTGCAGCCCTGGAGCAGCTGGCGGAGCAGCAGACCCAGCGACAAGCCCTGGAGGTTCGCCTGCAGGAGCAGGGCAAAACACATTGGCAGGAAATGAACGATGCTCAAAAAACTCAAGCTCGCCTGCGTGACCGGCTTGCTACCGCTGATCTGCGGTTGTCAGTCCTTGTCGACGCCGGAGCCTTTGCCACCCCGGGTTGTGACGGTGGGGTGCGAGAAACCGCCGGCACCGGAAGCCTGGTACATGGCGCCGTACGCGCCCAACTTGACCGAGCGCATGCTCAACGAATTGTCGCCATCACCGACGACGGCGACCGGGGGCTGATAGCACTGCAGGCCTGCCAGGCCTACGTGCGCGAAGTCACCAAGTAAAAGAGGCGAGCCAGGTGGATGCGTCAACATCCAGCCCGGCCCGCCGAACCCGCAGACCCTTCCTGCAAGTCCAGCCGCGGCCTCTGCCTTGTGCACAAAGCGCGGCGAGCCTAACACCTGTTTATCCATACAGTAAAGACTTGCATACCTATGAGCTCTCCTATCATTCCCTGGATGGGTGGCAAACGCCGCCTGGCCGACCGCTTGATCCCTCTCTTTCCCCCACATGAATGCTATGTCGAAGTCTTCGCCGGCGGTGCCGCGTTGTTCTTCATGCGACCTCAGCCCGCCCCGGTGGAGGTGCTGAACGATCTCAACGGTGACCTGGTGACCCTCTACCGCGTTGTACAGAACCACCTGGAAGAATTCGTGCGACAGTTCAAATGGGCGCTCAGCTCCCGGCAGATCTTCGAGTGGCAGAAGATGACGCGCCCCGAAACCCTGACCGATATTCAGCGAGCGGCGCGATTCTTTTACCTGCAGCAGCACGCTTTCGGCGGGAAGGTCACTGGCCAGACATTTGGCACCGCCACCACGGGGCCGGCCATTAACCTCCTGCGGATCGAAGAGAACCTGTCCGCCGCGTGGCAGCGTCTCGCCGGCACCTACGTCGAGAACCTGTCCTGGCTCGCTTGCGCTGAGCGCTATGATCGAGCGCACACCTTTTTCTATATGGACCCACCATACTGGCAGACCGCCGGCTATGGCGTGGCCTTCCCTTTCGAGGAGTACGAGCTAATGGCCGACTTCATGCGTCGCTGCAAGGGCAGGGTGATGGTCAGCATCAATGACCACCCTGACATCCGTCGAGCGTTTGACGGTTTCCACTTGGAGTGCCTCGATATCCGCTATAGCAACACGAACCAGCGGCAGGGTAAGGCAGAGGTGACCGGCGAGTTGGTGATCATGAACTGGCAGCCCACCGGACTTGGGCAACTGTTCTGAGGCCGGAGGAGCAGGGCGGGCAGAGCGCCCGACCCTGATTTCGTCAATCCCTGAGCTAGCGTCCTCTCATTACTTTCTGCTGCAGCTCCTTCAGCTGCTGAGCCTGAGTTACCGTGCGTTGCTCGATTCGATGGTGCAGAGTGGCTGATAGCTGGAACAGCTCGTCGGTAGACATCCACAGATCGCCGGTTGCAACGGCGTTGAGCATTTCTCGAAGCGTCATCACGCCAGCGTCTTCCGGTATCGGTCGAATCTGTTCCTTACCCGAATGATCGAATGATATCAGCCAGCGGCGCCCCGCCAGCGACGGAGCCTCAGCGGGTTTATCTACCGCCTGCCGAGGGACCTGGGTTGGAGCTACGGTTTGCGGAGGCATTTCCGGTGAGAATCTCCATGATTACATCCTTCAAAGTCCGCCGCGACAGTGATGCGGCAGCCGCTCTAGTACTTGGCGCCTTGGGTTCTGGGCCGTGATCAATTTTGCAGATATGGGCAAGCGACTCCCGTTATCAGCTATGAGAAGCTGGTAACGGGATTATGAATCAATGCAAAAGCGGAGCTGGCCTCTTGTATGCCTCCATTGAGGCGGCGTTCAGCAAGTCCGTCTTGTAGTCACGCATCAATTGAAGAATGTCATCGACTAACTCTCCGAACTCTCTCCCGTCTAGGTCAACGTATTCTCCATGTGCAACTTGGTTGCGTCGTTTTACAAGGCTTTCATCAATTAGATTGAATTTAGTTGAGTACTTATCTGTGCTCAAGTCGAGTGATTTGGCGATATTGGTAAATACTTTGGAGGTGAGGTTTGACTCCGTGTCGATGGCTGAAGACATTTGCATGTGAGCAGTCTTGCCCATCTCTGAAATAATAAAGTCGAAGGCTTCAATATTTGGTCCTGACTTTCGCGATGTCGCCAGCATTTGTAACTTGCTTTTTAGTCCAAAGACGGCAAAGCAGCTTTTTAGCTCGCGGTAGGTGTGACCTCTATAATGTACAAAGCTCAAATACTGCTCAGAGGACGCCTTGATGAAGCCTTCCCAGTGAGCATAAACAAGCGCGACCCCAGCTCGAATGAAGAATTTTTTTTCGGGACCGTTGCTCTTTGAGGCTACCCTAAAGGCTCCAACTTCCTTTACTCGCCAGGCCATTTCCGAGTCCAAGGAGTCTTGCAGTTGGGTTAGTGTACGGATGTCCGGCATCGGTTTTGCCTCATGGCTTAAGCAATTCGGCCGCGATTGGCAGCAACCGTGATAGCCGAGTAGTGCCTCTGATTCCTGCGCCAGAGTTCTGGTTGAATACAGGATTTCTCCAAAGTTCTCTGGCGGCCTGCTGAATAAAGTCACTTCGATCCTGTGGTGATAGGGCCTCGAGTGCTCCAATGTTATGAGCCACGCCGGTGGACATGACCTCGAAAACAGACATCAAGAATTTCCCAGCGAAATTATTTCCATTCCAGCGTTTGAATGCCGTCTGGCCAAGGGCGTCGGATAGAAACTGGAATGTTTTGGCGAAAGTTTCGCGGGCGGAGTCTCTGTCAAAGTCCTTATCTGTAGCTATTTTCATTAAGGCATCGTCAAGATACTCGTGAACATCCATTCCTGATGTGTAAGGAACGTAGCAGAAAGCAAAGAAGCGCAATGCCAACTCCACACCAGCCTGTGATTCTAAAGCGGCTTCAGTTTGATCGGTGGTCGTAATGAACGCTTCTTCGTTTGAACATTCGATTAACCAATTATAGAACAATCGGTCTATCGAGACTGCGATGCTATTCCTTACTTCCTGCTCTGTCAGGCTTGCACCGCCTGTGTTGAGGCGTTGGAATAACTCAAACTTGGCTGAAACGTCACTATCAGATTTTAAGATCTCGACTCGTACTCGGGAGCGCTTAATTTCAATTTGCAAAGCTTGACTGATCCCGTCGTCAGCCTCAGGAGACGACTGCTTCCACCTCTTTCCGTTCAAGCTCGGCAGAAAACGCGTGCCATTAAGTATTAAAGGGCCGAGTTCAGTGGCGCGGTCCCCCGTCAGGTCTCCGGTGAGTTGCAGTACTGTTGAGAGACGTTGTAGTCCATCGATCAGCTCCCACACGCCATTCTCGTCTTGGTAAACAAAGATCGGCGGAATCGGAATGCCGAGAATTAGGGACTCGATAAAGCGTGTTTTGCGTTCGTCGCCCCAACGAAATAGTCGCTGGAAAACCGGGTCGATCTTCAACTCCCCGTCTTTATAGAGATTAAGAATCTCCCCCATAGACATCTCATACCCATCAGTAACTACTTTTTTTCGAGCGGTTTGAATTTCTTCTGCCAAAGCCATGATTCTCTCTCCTGTTTTGAAACGAGGCCGTTAAAGATTTTGCATCCTGTAAACCGTTTTTTCATTCCTTTCAGTCGGGCGCAATGTAGTTCGGTGGGCCTTCCTCAAAGCAATCGCAGCATCTTTCGCGGCTCTTATCTACCATCCACAGGACCTGAGATTCAGCAGTTCAACGCGGTCACTAGCAGCAGCCGCCAGATGGATCCGATTTCGCCCGTGTGCTGTTGAGGGTTCGATTGCCGCGGTTATTTAATTTTCCGACCCAAAGGCCCCCAGCATAGCAGGGACAGTGCGAGGGTTGGATTCGAATAGCTGAAGTGGAGGGGAGAAAGGGGAGGGCGCGCGATCGAGGTGGTACAAAAGTCGCACATGAACTCACTAGGTGCTTAGGTGCTGATTTGGCTTTTATTTACGGGGGTTGAGTTTAGTGGCCCCAGTCCATTACTGAGCCGCTGTACGTGGCCCGGTTCGGCCCAGAGCACGCTCCCAACGGACCTCCCAGCATGGCGCAAAGATGGGGCAAACCGAGTGCTATTCTATGCCCATCCATGCCCTTTAGCAGGATCGTCGACAGACACAAAAAAAGCTGCCAGCCCCCTGAATATGTAGGGTTTTGGCGCTTTTCCTGTTGATACTCCTGCACAATCGGGGTGTGCGGTGGTAATGTCAGCGCGCCACCATCTCTAGCCATCTAGGCCAAGGATCCGCGATGATCGTAGTTGATAGAGTGTCTGCCCCCGTTATTCAAGCACTAGGGGAGCAGGTGCTGGACCTCGTTGCTGAGAACATCACAGAACTGGCAATGGCCCACCCGCCTGCCTCTCACCCTTTGTTCAGCGTGTACCGTTTGAGCTTGCTCACGGAGGTTCGTGCTTATTTGGCTCGCCCCGCACCGTCTCAGATAGAGCTGGTGACTGCGACTGAAAATGGCGCGGTGCTTGGGTTCGCCCTGTGCGGCCTGTCACCGAGTGGTGAGTGCGGCGTCTACTACATTGCTGTCAGCAAGGCCCGTCGTAACCAGGGCGTCATGAGTTTGATGATGCGTGATGTGGTCAGCAGATACTCAATCATCACCCTCTCCTGCGACGTGCATCACGTGTCTCGTTACGAGAGGTACGGATTCGCACCTGTCTCCGTGCGCAAGAACCAGATCGTGATGGTGATAGGCGATCCTCAAGAAGAGACGCCTATCCTTGACCCTGATCAGCTCCAGCAGCAGCCCCCCATTCTGCAGGAGCAGATGGCGGCATCGCGCCGCTCGACGGAGCGCGCAGTCGAGCAGGCGAACAAGGCTATGAAGAAATTCCAGAAGGCTGAGGAAACCAAGGCGAAGCAGTACCTGCAGCAGCGGCTGAAGCAGCGAGCATAGCGGTATCAGCAGCTCAAAGTTAGGGCAAAATTAGGGCAAATCTGGGGCCGCGAGAGGCCGACATGGGCCAGCTCTTAAGGTTGCCTCTCTGTATTTGCTGGCCTATTCCGGTCTATGCGTTCGGTCGGACGGGTTCAAATCCCTATCTCTCCGCCATACAAGATAAAGCCCCTGGAAGCGAAAGCTTTCAGGGGCTTTTTCGTTGTACGTCGCTAAATGGTTTGAAGTCAGCAGCCCCAATTTCGCGAGGCGCGCCTATGAGGAAGCGGGGGGCTTCTTGAGCGGTCTGACAGTGAGCTCTACACCCAAGGCAAGCATGAGCTTTTGAATAGTAGTGAAACGAGTTTTATCGCCGCCCTTCAACGTTTTGTAAAGGGACTCACGATTCACGCCTGCGTC